GGTTCGTCCGGCAACGATGCCCAGATTGGTTCGTCCGGCTACGGTGCCAAGATTGGTTCGTCCGGCAACGGTGCCCAGATTGGTTCGTCCGGCAACGGTGCCCAGATTAGTTCGTCCGGCTACGATGCCCAGATCGGTTCGTCTGGCGACGGAGCCCAGATTGGTTCGTCTGGCTACGGAGCCAAGATTAGTTCGTCCGGCTACGGTGCCAAGATTGACAGCACTGGCGAAGACTGTGTCATCATGTGCGCAGGTATTAACTCAGTGGCAAAAGCCTCAAAAGGATCATGGGTAACACTATCCGAATGGTCTTATTCTGAGGAAAAACAAAGATATATTCCCATTTGTGTAAAAACGGAATTTGTTGATGGAGAAAAGATAAAAGCAGATACATATTACAGTCTGAAAGGGGGAGTTTTTGTGGAATGGATCAATGATTAAGAGGAGGTGTTATATATGAAATGGATGGTAATAAAAGGGGTTAGATATCCTAGTTCCGTGATATCAGCATTTGCGGCATATAATATGGATAACCCCTTCTTGAAGGTCAGGATAAGAAACAAGTATCATATAGTGCCTTTTGATGATGTTAATAAGATGGCTAGTCAGATGGTGTATTTAATGAACAACTATCCTGATTTCGTTCAGATAGGGAGATGGTGGATATCCAAGAAGACGGTGATGTCTTGGGTTCCCAAGGGGCAGGCCGTGGACGGATCGGGCTGGGTTATATCCTTTACCATGTCTTTCGGATTGGAGGGAGGGACGCAAATTAGATTTGATAAAGAAGATGAATACCTAAGTGAGGTAGATAGACTTAATGAGTTGTTTAATGTAATATTATAAGGTAGTACGATTAAACATGTCATTCGATTGACGTTAGGGATCTAATTATACTAAAAGAGGAGGGATTATGAAAGAGATTGTATTAAAAGTGTATAAGTTTGATGAGCTGCCAAAAGACTCACAAGAAAAGATCATAGAGCGTGAGTGCTGGAATATAATGGAGCAATGTATGGATGCTCGTAACATAGACTATGAGAAGTCAATGAAAGCCTTTGAAGATCTGACAGATACCAAGGTTTATAATTGGGAGGTTGGATACGAGATATATGATTTTAAATTCAGGTTCAAATACAATGGTTGTATATATTATCATCCAAATGATTATGATAAGGACATATACCCTGAGAGTTTATGTGGCAAATTGTTGTTCAGATATATCAATAATAATATTATGCCATATATTACCAAGGGCAGGTATTTCTCTACGTCGGGTAAATATGTTGATGGGGAATACAAATACAGATCCAAATATAGTAGAGTGATATTTGACTATAAAGATAGTTGTCCATTGACAGGAGTGTGTTATGATTTATATCTCCTGAAACCTATAATCGATTATTACAATACATGGTGTAATTATCCAGAAGATTTTTCCTTAGAGGATTTAATAAGGAGATGTTATAATAATTTCTTCAGGTTATGGCATAAAGAATATGAATATTGGGCTGATAATGAAGATGCGATACGTGAAGAGCTTCATCATAATCAGTATGAAGATCGACTCTATTATGAGAATGGGGATGTGTATGTTGGTTCATTAAATGAAATAGTATGAAAACACAAGAAGAATATGCTCGTGAGATTGATGAGATTGTTAGCCGGGATGTAGATAGCTATCAAAGTGATTGGTTTGATATAGATAAAGAAATATTCATGATTCCGAAAAATAAGAACAAGACATTTATTTTTGGAACCAGAAAAACCGGATGCGATTTAATTATACTGGATGGCACTAATTGTAATGAATCGGTAATGGATAAAGTTTTTGGACGTTTGAACAATGAAAACTTTTATGTCTGTCAGCCGTTGCATTTCCTCAAGCCATTGCAGGAAATCAAGAACGTGAATCCCCTGTATGCTTTCAAAGTAGCTACTGATTATTTTAGGTGGAAAGATATGGTTCCGGTATTTGAAGGTAGTAATTGTAAATTGATGAAGTTATGAATATGGAGGTAATAAGATATAGGCTTCCGATTTATTGGATTGGGGCTTTGATTAATGGTGACTACACTGGAATATCTAATGAGGAAGCGCAAGAAATTGATGACTTTGTAAAACATGCAGATGGTTGTCCAGTTGGTGTGGATTGGGAAACAGAAGGTTTTTATTCGTATAATGACGCAAACGCTATTGGCGGAACTTGTGTCGATGTTATTTTTAGCAAGTATAATCAATAGTTAACACTCAAAACTTAATAGATATGAACAACTCTATGATCGCTCATTTGTGGGCAAACGAAAAGAAAGAATCCGCAAGAGGTAGTAATTTTTTCTTTGAAGGTAGAAGTATTTATTCTTATGATTATCATTTTGAGGTTGGAAGAATCGTAAGAAATAAGTGTGGTGAAAAGGCGTATTTGCTTAACGATAAGTATTATTCATCTTCTACCTGTAAACATCAACGTTGTGTTCGTAGTGCAATACCAACTGGCTCAAAGGTATTTTATGTTGGATATAATATGTCTGATGATGGCAGCATGGCTTTTATCACCAGTCAATTGGAGCTTATCAAAGAGGTTATCGAGAAATACAAGAAGGTCAGAACAAGCCTGTCTTATAGGGATGTTTGGGGAGTATTTAGAAATCTAATGGATTATATTGAGTTCTTTAATATGGGCACTTCCAAGAGTCTTCTTAAAAAGAGTGCAAACACCTGGATCGGAACTAAACATGAGTTATCTTATGAATCGGATAAGATTAAAAGTGAATATGTCCATGAGTTAAAGCGTGTGTTTGAGGTATTGCTAAATCATCAAGCGTTAGAAACTTTAGGAACGACCAATGTGATAGTAGATGAGATTTGTGGTGAAGGAACGTGGGTTGAGTATGTGGCCAGATGTCAGAGATGGAAAGACAGTCAGGCGAAAAAAGAGGCTTTAATTTTTGAAAAAAGAAGAAAAGAAAAAGAAGATCGCAAGAAAAAATTTGAAGAACAGATCGAGATGTGGAAGTCTGGCAAGATTCTGGAGTTATATCTACATTATTATTTGGAGGATGATCAGCCTAACGTATGGCTTCGCATTAAGAATGGCATAATTGAGACTAGCAAGAATATCAAGATAGAACGAGCTGAAGCTGAGAGACTTTGGAAATTGATAAAGCTCTTCCATAATGGCAGTAAATTCCAACGCGATATGGTATTGGATACAACCGGTCACAAATGGAAGATCAATAGCTATAAGAATGATATATTGGTTGCTGGATGTCACAGGATAGCGTATAGCGAGATGAAAGGTATTGCGAGACAATTAGGATGGGATTAAACAGCTATCAAGTGACATTTGAGAGCTATGACGATCACTATCAGATTTACGGGAGAGACATCCAAGATGTCATGGGCGGCGTTACCGGTGGAGCCGGCGTGTATGGGTAAGGCGGTCGGGGAAGCGGGGCGTCCGCCCATGTTCGTTGGATTGGCTGAATAGATAAAGCTGCAATGTAGTGATATAACTAAAGTGAAAATAACAATATAAATACATGTAAAATTATGGGAAAGAAAATGATAACAATACCATTTGATTTAGAGTTGGCAAAGAAAATCAACAATGGTGAGCGCAATGGAATGATTGTAACGGATGGCGATAATTACAGAGTAGAGTTTGTGTATCATAGGGAAGAGTCTTTCCCAATCCTAGGAGTTATCCATACTGATCACGGCATAATATCAGATTGGTTCTCAAATAATGGATTCGGAGGAAAGAATTATAGACTTAAGCTTAAAGTTCCAGAATATACCACATTCAAGGACGGAGATGTATTGAGTAATGAACAGGGTGATTACCTGTTTATATTAAATACGAACGGAGAATATCTTACATCTTTTCATGCATCATGGAAGAAGGGGAGGGGAGTCGTGATTCCTAAAAAAGCACATGCTGATTGTAATAATATTGAAAAATACAGACTTGCTACTGAGGATGAAAGGCAAAAGTTTATTGATGCTCTTAAAACAAGCAAAGAGCCTAAAGCCAAAATGTATTTGAAACAATTCTTTGATATTGAAATAGAACCAGAATATAAATTCAAGCCATTTGATAAAGTTTTAGTAAGAGATACAGAAGACGATGATTGGCACGTAAGTTTGTTTGTTAGGAAAATTGCTGATGCTCAATATAAAGAAGAAAGATATGAATGCTTAAATGGGACGGGATGGATCTATTGTATTCCTTATGAAGGTAATGAACATTTTTTGTAAAAATTCCGCTAATTTATACAGAATAGCTTAAAATGAGCGAATTATGAGTTTCTCACCTCAATAAAGGTAATGATTTGGCAATAGTTCTAAATTCTGCATTGTGTATAAGTATGCTTGTCAAACAACTCTTTATTTCTCGATGCAAAGATACAATTTAATTTTTATTTTCCTCCGACTGATATGCTAAATAATAATAAAAGTGCAACAAAAATAACCTGATTTCAAAAATATTCCATTATCTTTGCGCTGAACGCAATAATAAAGATAAACGATGAAAGATATAAATCGCATAAAAGTCGTGTTGGTAGAGAAGAAGCGGACAAGCAAATGGTTGTCCGAGCAATTAAGGAAAGATCCTGCAACAATCTCAAAATGGTGTACCAATACCTCACAACCAGATTTAGTAACATTGACCAAGGTAGCTGCTCTATTGGACGTTGATGTTCGTCAGCTTATCAATAAAACAAAAGGTACTAACAGTGATGATTGACAATCATTAGTTAAAAAAGGATTAATAATGAATACAAAAGCAAAACCATTCATCAAATGGGTTGGCGGTAAAGGACAACTCATTGAACAGCTG